GGTATGCGTGGGTTTAATGCTGGCAACTCTATTGATCTGGCTACAGAGCTAGACCACCTGTACCGTGGGGACAGTGCGGAGTTAAACAAACGTAGAGAAATAGCTGGTCGTGCTTATGACGTATGGGACTCTCTTAGTGGAGCCTTTAGTAAGGACAACACTTTTGGTCAGAAGGCTGACGCAGCAAAAGACTACGCTAAGTCTATGATCCTTGACCCTGTTAATATTGTCTCCCTTGGTGTCGGTAAGTTTGCTGCCCAAGGAGCGACTAAGGGTGCAGCTCAAAGCCTTAAGGTTCTTGCTCAGAAAGCTGCTGCCGCTGCTGCTAAAGAAGCAGTCAAGAAAGGTGTTAAGGGTAAAGCTCTTGAGGCTGTGAAAACCCGTGCCTTCCAGAGAGCTATGTCTGAAGGTCTTAAGACTATGAGTCCTAAGGTTGCTAAGCGTGGTATCATCGCTGATGTCACTGCTGCCGGTATTACCGACGTGGGTATCAACGTGGGACTAGACTTTGGTTTGCAGAAGGCTGACCAACTTACAGGTCGTTCTGAAGAGTACGATGTTACCCAAGGTATTATTGCTGGTGTAGGTGGCGCTCTGGGTGCTGGTATCTCTGGCTCTGTGGCTTTGCTGCGGGGTACAGGTGGCTTGCCGAGTGCCACAGAGAACTTGGTACGTAGTGAAGACCTCCTTGAGAAAGCTGCTAATTTAGCCCGTACTAAGCCTGCGGTAGTTGCTGGGTCTATCAATGTCCCTAAAGCACGTAGAACTCTTGACGCTACAGCAGATAACTTCAGGAAGTATGTAGAGCAAGGTAGGTTCTTGAGTGAAGGTGGTGACGTAGCTGCAGAACTGTACACACGAGAATCACAACAGGTCTTTATGGCTGTGCTCCAGAAAACCCTTGAGGACGGTGGCATCCCTATGTCTCGTCTTAGGGGTAAGTCTAAGGACTTCCGTATCAACGCTTGGTACAAGAACGTAGTGGACAGCCCAAGGTTCCCACCTGAGCTACGTGAGAGACTACAACAGTCACTTGAGGATATCGTTGGGTCTATCCCTGGGGAACCTAAGCCTGAGCTTTCCAACTGGCTTAATGTTAACGCTGAAAGGGTTAGTGAAGCTGCTGGTATTATGAGGGCCACTAGGGCCACAGCAGACATGCTTAAGGCCCTTGGTATTAACCCCGGTAAGGCTACCGCTGAAGAAGCTATCGACGCTGTTACAGGCGGCGCTCCTAAGGGTGTGCGTAAGACTATATCAGAGGGTTTTCTAAAAGCACAAAACATCTTTATCCGTATGCTTGTAACTAACCCAGCAACAACAGCTCTTAACGTTGTCGGTTGGGCTCAAGCCAGTAGCTTGTCTTCTTTTGGGAATGTTCTTAGAGGTACACTCTACGGAAGTACTGCTGTCCTTAACGGGTTGGTGGGGCGTAAGACATCTTATTCTAAGTTTGCCGACCAGGCTAAGCTTTCTTTTGGCCTAGAGTACCAAAAGTTTAGAAACCTAGTCGATCCCCAGGGTACCCGTGATCAAGTCTTGGATTACCTAGCGTATAGACCTGAGGCACAAGACGCTATGTTCCGTTACCTAGCTGGTGGTGTTGACTCAGAGGATGTCTTGAAAGAACTTAACCTCGTCCCAGGGGAGACCTTGACTAAGAATGGGGTGCAGAAAGCTTTCGATGCACTCCAAGTAGCCTATGGTGTTACTACCCAAGACATGCTGACTAAGACTCAAGAGTTTGCCTACATGTTGGACAAACAGATACGCCTCAAGTATGGTCAGTCCTGGGCTGACTTTATGAAGCGTGATGACATAGCAGATATCCTTATGAACCCTAAGGTTACAGACTATACAGACTACATGAAAATAGAAGCTACTGCTGTTGAGGATGCCCTTCGTAATGTCTTCGCTCTAAAGATGGGTGACCGTAAGTCTAACAACCCTGTTGAACGTGTAGCAGCTATGATCGAAGAAGCCCGTAGTATCCCTGTCATTGGGGCTATGGTACCCTTTGGCCAGTTCTTTAACAACACTGTTTCTTTTATGGCTGACCACGTTGGTATTGGCTTGGTGTACAACTTTGCCTCTAAAGGTACAAGAGACCCGTTTGAGCTTGTACTTAAAGCTGCAGTTGGTATGTCTGTTATTGGTTGGGCCGCAAGCCAAGAACTAGAGAACATGGAGGAAGGCCTCTCTTGGGATCAAGAACGTCAGGATGATGGACAGGTAGTCACACGTATCTATGACTTCCCCCTGTCTTTCTGGAAGATGGCTGGTCGTATTGCAGCACACATTCAACGTGACGGTGAGATTCCTCTGGGTATCTATGAGGACTTCACACAGAAGTTTGCAGGGGAAGACCTCTTCGGTAACCTAGGAGACGCTGCAGAGGGCACTATGAATGCGATCCAGGCTTTTGCTAGTGGTAGTACCGGGGAGGGTAAACAGCTCTTCCAGGAGGCTGTCTCGGCCTCTATGGGTATGTACCTCTCAGGTATGACACGCTTCCTTGACCCTATTAACACAGCCCTAGCTTTTGCTGAGGGAGAAGACTACGTTGCACCTACGCGTAGCATTGGTAACAAAGGGTTGAACAACGCTATTCGTTACACCGACCGTATCTTTGATAACCTTATCGGTCTTGAGAACATGCCCTTCGATGCATCGGGATATGACGTAGAGAGAATGGACCCGTTAACTGGTGAAGCTGTTCGAGGTGGTAGTTCTCTGGCTCGTATTGTGGGTGTACGTACAGAGGACCCGGCGTCTAACATCCAGAAGATATTCAACGAGGTTGGAAGACCACAGTGGAAGACAGAGTTAAGGATAGATAACGACGAAGCTCAACAAACCTTTAACGAGTTCATCTACCCATACCTTGAGTACCGTGCTACCCAACTTATGGAAGGGAGCAAGTGGGGCAAAGCCTCTATGGCCATGAAGCAAGAGTACCTAACTCAGCTTATCAAGGAGGCTCGTTCAGAAGTCAAAGAGATTATGAAGGGAGCTACCTCTGATAGTAAAAACAAGAAGGTGTCTTTGATCTGGGATATCAACGGCCAGAAGAGTTCTAGCTCCAGGGTATTCAAAGAGGTCCTTGATGACTTCGGTACCTCTGAGAAAGACCTTGCAGACCTAGATGAACCACAACTAGAACTTCTGCTGTGGTTCCTTAAGGAACGTCAAGCTGGTCGTAGAGAAGACCTTAAGAAAACTATCAAGTAAAGAAAAAGGGGGAAGCTACTTAAAGCCTCCCCCTTAGTCCTTTGAGTCTAACATAAAGTCTGCCCATATGTTAGCTTCTTCTTTGATCTGCTGCATGTGTTCCGGTGTTAGCGCTACACCTACAGCTCTACCTATGAGTCCCCCTACAACTGTTCCGATATAGAAATCTCTCACAGAGAGTTGAGTTCTAGGCCTACCCTTGGTATTCCCTTGGGTAGGCTTTTCTGTTTTGGGTACATCCCTAGGTGTTAGTTGTCTCTTGGTTCTAGGCATTAGTTCACCAAGCTAAGGACTGTGTTCTCACCGTTACCCTGAGGGTCTAGTTCGGTGCCTTTGATAATATAGTCTGTTGATTGGTTGAGGACCTCCATGAAATCGCTTGGAGATTTAAACTCCATGCTAGACATGCAAAGGTTGGTGTAGATTTGAAGCTTCAAGCTAAGCAGCATACTGGTATCCATGTGGTATTCCTTTTAGTTACCTATAGTGTAATAGTAAAGTAATCTGGGGTTGTTGTCAAGAAGGCTCACCCCAATTAATACAACGGTAGTCTGCTACGAAAGCGTTGTTCTCTGTAGCAAAGTCTTCAGTAGGAGCCCGGAAGTATTGGCACTCTCGCTCAGAGCTAAAGAATTGTGGGGGTGTAATTGCAATACACTCGGGTGTTACGTTAGAACAAATAAGCACGATTACGCTAATCATTTATGAATCTCCTTTAGTGTTTCATTGGCCCAGACTAGGTATTGCTCTGCCTTAGCTAGGTCTTCTGTTGGATTGCCTTTGTACATGGCGCGATGGTTATACTTCATCACGTTTCCTCGGCAGTATGCCACGAAGCCTTCCTTGCCGAGTACCTGCCGGATGTAGTCAATACACTCAATACCCTCCCCGTGGTTATAGTGCGCTGGTTTACTTACTGAGTCAAACATATATTTAAACCCCTTCCTCTACGAATACTTTGATCCATTGCTTACAGATGTCACTCCGAATAATATCTTCTACCCCGAACTCGATAATAGGGATAGGCAACATATGTTTCTTAGCGTAGTGTGTGATCTTAGACAACCCATCGGCTTCCTTTAGGTCACTCTGTTGGATGTCTCCATTGAGAACAAGCTTAGAGCCTTGGCCGATACGAGTCACCAACATCTTAACCTCAGGTAGGGTTATGTTCTGTGTCTCATCTACGATAACAAATGTATCCTCAAAGGAACGGCCACGCATAAGAGCTAGGGGTGCTACCTCGATGTTACCATTCTTTAGTGCAGTCTCTACGACACCCTTAGTAAGATGCCTCTCAAGGATGTCTAGAACAGGTAAGGCCCAAGGTGCAGACTTTTCTTCTAGTGTACCCGGGAGGTACCCTATGTCCCTACCCACAGCGACATGAGGTCTAGTGATAACAATCTTGTTAACGTTCTTTAGGTGGTACTGATTAGCCGCGAAGGTAGCGACACAGTATGTCTTACCCGTTCCTGCCGGTCCAAAGACAATAACTTGATCAGAAGACTTCAGTGCATCGAGGTACTCTTGTTGCTTTTCATTCTTAGGTACCAAGTGAATAGGCTGCTTCTTCTCATCATGCTTTGTTCTAACACGTCTATCTCTGGGTTTCGGCGCTTGTTGTGCCATACGTTATAGACTCCTTTAATGTTAATTAGCAGTTTATCCACTTGCTTAGGTGTAATAGTAGAGTGCTTAGAGTGTTATGTCAAGTCAACGATCCTCTTACAAAGGAACTTAAAGTATTCCTCTGAGTAATGTCTCTTCATCATGTTTACATCCTTATGTAACCACTGTACATTGTCCTTTGTGTACCCTGCGGAACTGTCGATACGATCTAATGATGCAGTCTTATCGTAGACACTAATAGCCAGCCCTGATAGAGAGCAAACACCTCCTTGGACAACATCTAAAAGGTTTGCGACAAAATCTATGTCAACCTCAAATGCGATAGGTTTTCTACCTTTACCCCCTTCTGCACCCCTCTTTAATGAGCTAAAGTAAGTACTAGAAACAGTTCCGCACCCTTTCCAGTTCCTCCTTTCTTTCTTGGCGCACCCACAGGACTTCGTTTTACCCGCTAAAAGATGTGTACCTAAGACAGTCTTATTCACCCCACAGGAACACTCTACGTGGTACCTGTAATGACCGTTACGAGAAACCTCAGATACCCCTACGACTGTAAGGGTACCGAAGACCTTTCCCTCTAACTGCTTCTTACGACCCAAGGTCTACAACCTCACAGGAACCTACGCAGGCAAAAGTTTGCATACCCGAAGTATTATCCTCCATCTCATACTCACTGAGCTTAGACCAGTCAATATTTTTAGGCATTGTGCCTAGCAACTCTTGGTATTGCTTGGCATCAATCTCTTGGTAGGGTGCTTGTTGGTAGCTACCACCATCGTGAGGCAAGAAGGATACACCACTCATCTCATCGAAGTGTTTGTACACAAAAGCACCTACCTCGAACCACTCATCGTCCTTCACAGAGACAGTCACAGAAGGTTTATGCTCACACCAGTTGCGTTGGTACATCAGCCACGTCTCAAGTTGTTCTACGGCTGTCATATCATCACGAGTGACACACCCTTCAGGTGACTTAATAGGAAAACTAAAGACTGTTGTTTGCTCAGGTTTCATAACACAAGGCTCGTTAGGCACACCTTGGTCAATCATAAGCTGCGTCAAAGGGTCTTTATTATCACCACGAACAGTCCTAATGTAATAAGAGCTATGCCGAGTGTGTATTCCAGAAGCAGAGTCAACCAGTTGGGATACTGTTCCCGAAGGCTTGACACAAGTAATGGCAGTAGAAGCAGGAACCCCAAGACGATCAGCCCATTCGCAGTTAGTACCTACAGCAATAAGACGAAGGTGCTCAAGTGTTTTCTCCAATCCGTTGTTCTTTGTGGTCATCAATGGGTTATCCATGATACCTGTGAGCGATACCCCTAGCAACCGTTCTTCCTCAGTATTCTTCTGCCAAATCTTCCTCAGGTATGGGAAGTGTGTGTAGGTCGATTGGATAGTACCAAGGATAGTTGCAAGCCGTACTTTTCGTTCAAGGTCTTCAAGAGTGTCTGTAGCACGAATGACTACCTCCGTCAAATTACAGAATTGATACGGTCGGAGGATAATCTCGCTACAGGGGTTGGTGCCGAAGTCAAAGTTAGGGTCTCGTCGTCCATACTTCTCCGCCTGTTTCTTAGAGGCTACACGGTTGAATACACCGCGCTCACCTGACTTACTCTCCACCAAGGCAGTCCACTCACGAAGGAATGTCTCTACGTCTGGCTTCTCTGTGTAGCACACACTGTTGTTAGCAAGACCTCGTTGACCTTGTGTCTCCCACCATTGACCTGACTTAGCGTGACGCATACGATCATCACTCAGGTTAGACAGGCTGATCATAGCACTACGGCGTACACCACCTACAACTACAACCTCCCCAATCTTACACATAATGTCATGACATTCGATGGAAGACAACTTACGACCTTGAGCAGTCTTGAACTTACCAATAGTGAAGTTAAACAGATCAACCAAAGGTGCAGGGCCAGAGGCACGACCGCCGAAAGTCTTAAGTTTAGCACCAGCAGGACGTACCTTAGAAATGTCCCACTTAGGAATCTCCCCAGCCCACAAGAGAGATAGCACTTGGCGGTAAGCCTTAGCCCAACCCTCTTTACTGTCCTTGACTACAACAGTTGTCTCACTGTCGAACAGTGTGTCTGGCACATCAGGTAGCTTAGAGATGTACTGACGCTCAACACTGAAGCCTACACCTGTACCGCACAGAAGGATGAACATAGCTTCATCGAAAGACTTAGGGTCATCTACTGGCAGGTATGAGCAGTTGTACATACAAGTGTTGTC